GAGACTTGGATTGTTTTGGCATTGTATCCATCGATTTTTGCGGATAGCTCTTCCAATTTCTTTTCAAGTTCCTCACGTGACATACCCTCCAAACCACTAACTCTTACTTCTCTACGATCTACATAAGCTCCAGCTAATTGTCCAGATCTATATTCAGCATTGATAGCAGCAGCATATTGTTTATCTTCTTCTGCCTTGTTAGCAATTCGTTCTAATCTTTTATATCTTCTAAGGTTGTCACTCTCATATTTTTTTATTTCTTGTTCAAATCTTTGATCAAAATATTTTGCAACATGGGGATTTAATTTTCTACTTAATAATTGTGATGCACATGACTTAGCAGTATTCTCGTTAGCAGCTTCGTAACCTGCTCTCTTATACGCTTCATGTTGAGTGATGTTGCCATGCTCTTGTACTAATATCTCCACAAACATTCTTTGTTTTGGAGTTAACTCATGTACAGTTTTTAACTCGTTACGTTTCATTATTTAGATCTTATATATTTTTGTAATCTCTTTTTATCTTCTAAACTTTTTGTATGTAATTGAATTCCTCTAGCCATATCTGTTTTAGCAGATGTTCTAGATTTCATTGGTTGAAGTTTTACTAAGTCTTTAGTTTTTTTACCAGATGCTTTCACATAACTTTTAATACCTTGTCTAATTCCTTTTGTTAGTAATCCACCCAATAACATTTTTGGTTTATATTTCATAAATGGAGTATGATATGCATGTCTCATTTCAAACTCTTTATTTGTTTCTGATGGTTGTCTTACAGCTTTACCTGTATAAGCAGAAATAACTTTATTCTGTTTATATTTTTTATATTTCATATATTCTCCTGGTGGAATCTCAGGAGTATTACCACCTCTTACAGGCTCTGTTCTGTCTTTACCTTTAACATTAGTTTTTTGTTCATCAAAATATTTACCTTTAAAAGCTTTCATTACTCCACCATATTTTTTTCTATTCATTTTATCCTTCAAAAATTTTCTTACTGAATCACTTATAGCTTCTTGATTAGCAGCTCTTTGCTGTTTTGTCATCATAGGAATCATCATAGTTTTTTTAGCAGCTTTGTCTGAGGCATATGCTTTGCCAACTATTCTTGGATTACCACCACGTGGTATACTTGTAGTTTTAGGAGCTTGTTGATATGCAGTTTTATCCATAAACTTGGTGCTTCTAATACTTCTTTTAATACTAGATTTTACCAAATCATAAGGCACACGTTCTTCTTTTTTTTGACCTCTTTTGTATTTTCTAAAACCTCTACGAAAAGCCTCTTTTGCAGTGTTGAATATTAATTTTTTAATCATATTAGATGAAACCACCTCTCTTATTTTTTTTAGTTTTTAAATATCTAGGGTCTGCTAACACATTTCTCAGACCAGCTCTTTTTTTAATAACACCATCAAATGCTTTTCCAAATGATTGTTGAGCTTCTTTAGGAAATTTTCTTTGTTGTAGTATTTTAGATGAAACATTTCTAACATCTCTAGCTGTTTCTAATCTTTCTTGAGCTTGATTTAAATTTCTAAACTCTTTACTACTTACTGTTTTATCAGATTTTCTGTAAGCTCTAATATCTTTTCTACTTTTGTTAACAGCTTTTATTACTTTTTTAAATAAAGGCTTTCCAACCATTAAAGTTAATTTTATCATAATTTCTATTATATAGATTTTTCAAAGTAAATGAAAGTTCCCCAAAAAGTTCTGATAGCGTTCCCGCAAGACAGGGTAGTAGGTGTCCCTAAGGGACACCATAGGGACACCATAGGGACACCACTAAAAGTGACTTAAGTTATTGATATATAATAATAATTCTTCTTCAGGGACACCAGGGACACCTCTTTTACCCCCTGGGGTACTTTTTATTACTCAGGGGTCTAGAATATCTATATAGTAAAATTTTTTAAATTGACCAAAAACACCAATAAATGCTATAAACATTACGTTTTATAGATATTAACGGTCATTGGCAGCTTTACTGGTTCGTTGTCCGGTGGCCGTTAGCACTTATCCCTTATTACTTTAGAATCATTCCAAACTACATTTTAATGGACACAGAATACCGGATATGGTACCTTTAAATATGCGTACTATTTGTATGTCATATATTACTACAATGATTGCATCTGCGGGTAAGTTAATTAGCTCTCACTTTCCCTTTCCCGCAGGTGTTAAATACTTTTTTCCACCATGACTAAGATAATTTTTTAAGATTCTCTTCTACAATTTTCTTCTTAATTTCTCTTCTTTCCTCTTTCGAACCTGCCTCACGATACAATCGATATAGCTCTCTATAATTTAACCAGTGCCGCTGAAGTTTCGTAAATATTATTTTTTTATTTCTAACTAACTTAAGATATTCCCCTCGGATCATTTCTGGATCCATATCAGCTGACCAACACACATCCTGAAAATCTTTTGAATTTTCTAAAAACCATTTGTGGGCATCATCTTTCCAATACGTTTCTTTTTTAAAATTAGAAGGGTTCAAAGCATCTTCTAATGCCTGGACAAGAATTGCCTGAAACAACCTATGTTCTGGAACTGGTTTAGGTTTAGTAAGTTCCATAGATAGCTTAATGCCCAAATTTTTTAATAAGTTTGGTGAGCAAGTCATCAAATTTTCTGCACTCCCTTAGCGTATATTTCTTATAATGCCTATAAGCATGGTCACGCTGCGATCGGATGATGTCAATAAAATCGGATTTCTCTGGGCCAAATAAAGTGCTGCAGAATTCTATCGTATCTGTGATAGTTTTCTTTTCATCAATTCCTAATATGACTCTTCTTTTCTTATATTCCATTTGCATAACCACGATGCGGGAAAAGATATGGATTGGGAAATTGCACCGTGGTTAAGCATTTCGAACAACAAGTTTTAAACCTTTAGCTGCAGCTGCAGCTTTTCTACCTGTTGCCCATCTTTTCTCAATTTTCTCAAGAAAAGAAAGACTGAAATTTCCTAAACCAAAGTCATTTCCACAATACAACTGAAACATCAAACTAGTTAACTCATCATAAGTTTTTTTGTTTGGACACACCATCACTAGCTTGTCCAACGCCTGGTCTAATGCTTCTTCACTGCTTTTTTTAACAGCTTTACCCACAAAATATCCTTTTGTTAAAAGTTAAACTTGTGATTCGTTGTTCGGTGAAAATAAAGTGTTTTGAAAGCCCCACTTATTTCATTTAGGCTTAGGAATACGTTTTTTATTATTAAGTGATTATAAAATTATTTGCAAGTAAAAAAAAGGGGCCAGTCTCCCGACCCCTTTTCGATCTCTCGGTTCAAAGGTTAACCATCCAACCTTAGATCTATTTACTGTTGAGAAGCTTCTTGCCCTCAGAGAGTAAATTCTGTTTCATGGTTTCGTAAGCTTTGCCTTCTTTTTTGGCTATTTTCCTTACTTCTTCGTCAACCAATTTTGCGATCATGCTGCCAGGTCTTCTAAAACCTTGTTTACCCATAGCCCTAATGATGGTGTAGGACTCTATGTCCACAGCACACGATTTCCATCTATTGATATCCATAGTTATCTCCTATTTCTCTTGATATTCTTTTGATTCGAAAAAATCAACAAGTTTTATTTTACTTTTTTGTGTCAAACCAGAATTGTAAATTCTTTCAATAATCGACACATAGTCTCCTGTTGAAGTACCCGATAAAAACCAAGATGATTTAGTAGCACAAGCTTTTTTAAATCTTGTAAAATCAAATTGTGGATGTTTATCCGCTACAATGTAAGCATAGACCATAGATCTTTTTAATCTACGTTTGCTATCATCCATACCCAAAAAGTATTTTCGAAGTTGCATCAGTTGGGATCCAACACGATCACAGTTCTCAATACCTCCTGCAGGAATAATAAAATCACCTTTCTTAAAGTCAGTGGTAATTCTATTCCATAAAGATGCTAACTTCTGCAGCAGCACAATACATTCAGAAACATTCAATCCGTATTGATTCATTTTATTTCTACAGATTTGATAATCTCTTTTATTTCTCGCACAGTGCTGATCTAAAAAGTTTTCCATGGACCAGTTCTTACGACCTGTGTTTAGTCTTGCAACATCCAAAGGATCATCAGAGTCGATTATTATAAAAGGAACTTTTAGATCCAGTTCTTTTCTAGCTTGCAAAGTATGTTGGCCATCAATGACTTCCATGTTTTTATTTACACGAATTGGATCGTACAAATCTTTTTCAGCTATTAATTTTTTTAGCTGTTTAACATGAGCTTCATCTACAGGTCTATTACCTCTAGCTTTTTTAAACTTCGTGTAATCAGTAGTTTCGAAGTATTTATTTTTTATTGCGTTGTTCATAGTTTACCTCCTATTATTGGTTGAACAGTAAATAGCCCAAACCTGCAAAAATAAATAATAAAATTTTTGTAGGAATGATGGTTAATAAAAAAATAAAAATCATACTAAATATTAGGTTCTGCATCTTCATATCCTCTTAGTTGATCTTGTATTAGTTTATTGGCTATAGTTTCATTTATCGGATAAACTGGAAAGTCCTCAAAGTTCATTGAGCATTGTTCCAACATCTTCAAAATATTTTGGTATTCATCATCGGTATATTCCAATGGTTCTCCGGTGGCCGTGGTCTTAGGTAACTTATTCAGTATGCCTTTGACCTTATCCGACCAAGCTTCAAATGTTTCCGAAGCTGAAGCTTTTATCTTTTCCTTATTCATGATAACCTCTTAGTTAAGTTAATAAAAAATATATAAACATTTTAATGGGATTTGCAAGTAAATAATCATATAGGATAATATAGGACTATGAAATACATTTTAATACTTCATCTTTGCAGCATGATCACAGGCAAATGCGTGGATCCTTTTATACCTGGATATCAGTTTAAAACTCATTACGATTGTGCAATTGCAGGCTATGCTTTATCTCAAAAAAGCTTAAAAGAGCTAGCAAATGATGAAAATTATGGTCTAGATACAATAAATAGGGATAAATTAGCTATAAGATTTGAATGTAAACCCCTTGACAATGCTTAGTATTGCAATTGCTATCATTTTTGATATATAATACCACATGAAGCTATATCGCGTCCAAGCAAACTATAAAAATAT